GATACTTTCGTAGAGATATCTCCTGCTGAAGCAAAAGAATCATTTAAGTCTATGGTTACATTCTTCCACGAGACTGCTAAGTATCTAAGAAGTATACGTAACTCTCTAGATAAGTTAGCTGCAGATCCTAACATAACAGCTGACCAAGTATTTAGACAGGCTTATCATGCTAAGGAACTAGGAGAGCAATACATAAACTTTGTAGAGAAGTACAGAGAAGTAATGGGTAACATAGGTATAGATACTATCCTAGGAACTCAACTTCTTAATATAAAAAGTACTGCAGACTCCCTGAAGGAGGCTTATTTGAATAATGCAACTGAAGCCTTGGCTATTAAATTAGCAGATGAGTTTGCTCCACAAACTAAAGATGCTCAGAAACGTATCCAAGAAAACATTGAAAGATTTAAAGTTAGCTTAGCGAGTGCACAAAGTCTAGGTAATGCTAAACTTATAAAACTTACCGAAGATAGAATCAAGAACGAAGAGGCTCGCTTACAGAGTCTTGCTACAAAGTCTAATATCATTACTGCTCTTAAGGGACAGATTAAAGACATAGGTAACTTCTCTTTATTCTTAGAGTCAGCAGGTCTCTCAGGAAACGTAATTACTGGTACAGTAGGTGGTATGATTGCTAACCAATTTGACTCTGCCAATGTTAAGGCACAGTCTATGGAGGTTAAACTTAAAAGATTAGCTGATGAGTTACAAAACCACTTGAAGAGTAAGGGTGTAGGAGTAAACACTTCTTTTGATTTTGAGAATGTTTTCGGAAGATTTCTTAAGAAAACTGAAGTAGTCGAGATGAAGAGTGGTAAGATTTCTAAAAGAGATACTTTAGTCCTACTTAGTGAGATGGATGAGGTTCGCTACAACAATGACTTGATTAAACTAAAACAAGAATTAAGAGATCTCAAACAAACTAAAGTACAAGACTCTCAGGTAAAAGATCTTATTAAGGCTAAGGAAGCACAGATAAGAAACTTTAAACAACAATACGAAGAACAGCCCTACCAAGAAGTTTATTACCAGATTCAGAACATGTTAAGCTCAGAAGCAAGAGAAGCTAGAGACTTAATACTTCAAGAGATGGATAAGATTCAAGTAGGTAGTTTGAATGAAGAGAACTCTGAAGAACAGTTAGATAAACTAGAAGATCTTAAAGAAGACTTGGATCGTTTGGAGTCTGATTACGATAAAAACAAAAACTTAAAAGACGAAGAAGGTTTAAGAATCGCAGCTAATATAAGAGAGTGGAAGAGGAGTAGGACTGCTGCTCAACTCTACACTTACAATATCACTAAAGAAAATCAGGAACTCTTTGATAACCAGTTTACTGCTAAGAAGAACGCTTACGATAAAGCTGTATCAGACTACGAGCAGTCTTTGTCTGAAAAGGCAGATCCAGAAACTCTAGATTATAAAAAACAAACTGCAGAGTATTATAGAAAACAGTTTGAACTTTGGAAAGCTAACAACTGTGTTAGGAAGATTAGTCCAGAATTCTACAAAAATAGAAAGCAAATAACTGATTCTATTGCTGCTATTCAGGGTAGATACCCTCTCCCTGACGGTGTACGTAAGATGGATGTGGTATGGGGAGAATTGTTTGACGTACTTAAAGGCTATAAAAATAGTGATAACTTTTATGAAGGCTCTAAGATTTCTTCTCCTAACGAAGACGGAACCCCTTCTAACATCTCTGCCATTGTAAGAAGCTTGGAGGAAGAGATTGAAGATATTAAAACAGTCTACAAGAAAGAGAACAAGATGTCTAAGGAAGATCAAGACGCTCTTACTGGGTTGTTTGCAAGCTTTTCAGACATCCAAGAAAAGGTTTATACTCCAGACTATATAAAAGAATATACAAGTCGCTTAAACGCTGTTAAAACAAGTCTTATAGCTAAGGACTCTACAAGATACCAAGATCAATCAGACGACTCACTTCTTAAACTTGATGCCGAGAAAGAACTTAGAAAGACAGAATGGTACAAACAAAACCACAAGAAAGTAAGTGTATGGGATTCAGTAAACTCTATTTGGACAAATACTGATGAGCCTTTATACTTCTGGACTGCTACTGAACCTACTGATAAAACTTTAATTAGCGAAACTTCTCCTTCTTTTAGATGGAATACAATTGCAGTTAATCCTATTTATGTAAGACCAGAAATTAAAAATGTAAGATATAGTAAGCGTGTTCCCTTGCGTACAGATAAAACCGATTATAGGAATAAGGAGTACGACAAACTAGATACTAAAGAAAAAGAAATCTTAAAGAAAGTAACTGATATCTACTTAGAACTACAGAGTGGTACTCCTATGAATCTTAAAAAAGGATTAGAGTTACCTAGTGTAGTAATGGATGCTACTGAAAGATCTCTTAAAGGAACAAACTTAGGTACACTTAAATCTAAGATATCTTCTACAGCACAATCTATCTGGGACAAAGCAACCTTTGAAGATGACGAAGAGGTACAAAGAGATACTGCTGGAACAGTTATGCAAAAAGTAAATAAAAGACTTTACTTAAAGTATAATAGACCTATCCCTGCAGATAAGATGAGCTTAAACATATTCAATAGCATTGCTATGTATGGAGCAGATCTTATTAGATTCAAAGAAGCTTATGCAGTAGTTCCTTACATCTACGGTATTCAAGACGTATTAAATAAGTCTATGCCTGGAAGTAAGATTGAAAAGATGATTAGCAACTTGTTTGAACGTAAATTACAGGGTAAGAGTCGTAAGTTTATAGTTAATAATAAAGCAGGAAGACTTGTAGAGAAAGTAGTAGATACAGCTTTAGCAGCTAACTCACCTATTACTTTGGCTTTCCGACTTCCATCAAGTGTAAAAAACTTTATGGCAGGTTCTGCTAACGTATTTATTCAAGCAGAAATGTATGGCTTAAGTCGTAAAGAAATCTTTAAAGCTATGGGTAAGAACTCTGTACACATAGCAGACTTGTTTCAGTCAGAAGTAGAAGATGGTAGGGACTCTGAGTACATCTCAAAGATGCGTTACTTTAACGTAATGCCTGACGATCAACTTTCAGAAACAGGTAGAAAAGTATTTATATCTAAGCTAGGCAAATACCGTAAGTACAATCCTTTTAACTTCCTTGCGTTCTTTAGAACATTTGGAGAATTTGAAATGAGAAGTGCAGTAGCTGAAGCTCTTTCTGAAAAATTTCTTATCCCTCTTACAGATAAACCTAACGGAGTACCATTGTTTGAGGCTTACGACTTTAAGGACGGAGTGCTTGTTCCTAAAGAAAGTATTATTGATAAAGAAGGTTTTGAGAAAATAGAACAATACTACAGAGGAAAACTTAACTTTATTAACGCAGCTATACAAGGTGCTTACGGAGCTTTAGATAGAGGGGAGTACTCAAGATATACCTTAGGTCGTATTATTGGTAACATGAAAGGGTGGGTTGCTTACCAAGGTATGAGAAGATTTAAAACAAGTAGAAGTATTAATCCTAGATCAGGAGAAGAGTTTCAGGGATTTTATACTACTGCTATACAGGCAATTAAACTTCTTTACCAAACAAACTTCTCTCTTCCTGCAACTAAAAACCTAATGACTCCTCAAGAGAGAGCAGAGGTAGAAGGTGCAGCAATAGACATGTTAGTACTTGCTGTGATTATGGGAGTATCTGCTGTTCTTAATAGCATAAGATATGATGATGAGGACGAAGAGGATATGTACATTGTATATTTCTTTCTTTACAACTTGTTGTTGATTGAAGATGAATTAAACAGTTTGAACCCTGTATTCAGTCCTTTGTCTATCTATCACTCTCGATTTGAAAACAACGTAGACGGACAGAACTTTGCTCAATATTATTTGAATAGAAACGTTCTTCTTCCTTTTGCAGGAGCTACAGATGCACTTAAGTTAACTATGGAAATGGTTAATCCATTTGATGATGTAAGTCCTTTTGACGAATATGTACCTCGTAGTAAGAGTGGTAAAATCTCTAACCCAAAGAGATACCCACCAGATCCAACGCTTAAGGGAGATACAGAAATCTCAGCAAGAATACAAAAGCTATTTGGACTAAACGCTTCTATCAATTTCTTCTTAAACCCTGAATACTTGTTTAGAAAATATGAGAGGTATAACCCTAAGTGGTATGTAAGTAGCTTAGATGCAGACTTAAAATCAGAAAAAAGATCTATTAACTCTATAGACAAACAAATTAAATCTATAGAAAGGCAATATGATTACATAGATGATCCAGACACTAAAAGAAATCTTATGGATAAAGTTAGTGACCTTCAGAAACAAAGAGAAGAATCAAGAGAAAGACAGTCTAGTTTAACAGATATATATTCAGAGACTGGGAGGAAATAATCCTCCTAGTTTCTTGACTTTATTTTTTATTAAACTAAATTTGTACTACGGGCATATGTGCCGAGTACTTAGGTACTGCTACGATAATTTAACTTTTAAAATATATAATTATGGAAAATAATGATTTGCTTAAAGAGCAATCCAAGCGTCTAAGACAGATTGCTTCAAGTACAGGTCTAATGGCAGGAGCTGGAGGCTTTGTAAGATATGGAACAGGTACAGTAGCTGATGTTCAATTCAGTGCTCTTATTCCACAAGAAGACACAGTCTTTACTTCATTTAAAGTTAATGGAGCAGAAACTCTATCTCTAAGAGGTATGAGTACCATTACCTTTAAGCAAGGAGCATACCTTCCAGGTGGAGGAGTGATTACAGGATTTGCTATCTCTTCAGGTAGTGTAATTGCTTATAAGTAATGATTGGTATTGGTATTGGGCTAGTAAAAGGTGGTATAGTAAATCAACTTCCTTTTAGATTTACTATAAATACGAACAATACCTCAGCAGGTAGTAGTACAAGTACGCAGTTTAAGTTACCCTTAGTTTCTTCAGGAACCCTAAATGCTGTAGTAAACTGGGGAGATGGAACTTCTAGTACTATTACTGCATGGAACCAAGCAGAGGTAACGCATACTTATGCTATTGCAGGTTTGTATGATATAAGAATTACAGGAGTACTTAGAGGATGGCAGTTTAATGGCGCAGGAGATAGGTTAAAAATTCTGAACATCATAAACTGGAGTGGTTTGATTATTGATGTTGGTTCTGGTTTCAGAGGTTGTAGTAATTTAACTGCAAGTGCTATAGATGCTCCTACTATTACAAGTACGAATTTAGAAAATTGTTTTGCTGAATGTATAAATTTCAATGGAGCAATTGGTAATTGGAATACAAGTAGTGTCACAAGCATGGGACAAATGTTCCGAAATGCAACTGCATTTAATCAAAATATTGGTTCTTGGAATGTTTCAAATGTTACAGGTTTTTTTGATTTTATGCTTGGCAAAACCGCAGCCAACTACTCAGCAGCCAATCTTAACGCCATTTACAATGGGTGGAGTTCACGACCTGTGATACCTAACTTGAGCATTAATTTTGGAAGCATAAAGTACACTGCAGAAGCTCAAGTAGGTAAGAATATTTTAGACTTTGCACCTAACAACTGGACAATAGTAGACGGAGGTATATAATGAGCGAGATAAAATTCCCAACACAGAGAACATACTTTATCACCTATACTGATACGAGTATTTTTAGTTATGGTTATGTTGATCCAGACCAACAAATGACAAGCGGTCAACCTGAACTATATCAAACAACAGATGAACAGGCTTGGATAGCAGAACTACAAACTGTATTTAATACTACATACCCGCCTATCACCATTACTGAATAATGAAGACCTCTTTCTTCTTATACACAGGTACAACTCTCCTAGCTTTCTTAGGAACTTACTTCCTTAATCTAGGAGCAGATAATGCTGAACAGTACTTAGCGTTAGTTGCTGTTGTTTTTATAGATGGTTTCTTTGGTGTTTGGGCAGGAAGTAAGAAGGAAGGATTTCAAACTAGAAAAGCGCTTAAGGTTCTTAAGACTTTGTTTGCTTGGGTAGTTATCTTATCTGTTATACTTATGGTAGAGAAGGGTTTTGATGGGACATTTTGGCTAAGCGAAACTTTCTGTGCTCCCTTTATTGTTTTTCAGCTGATAAGTGCGCTTAAAAATGCCCACACAGTAGGAATCATAGACAACAGTGTACTCTCTCAGATCTTGGAGAAGATAGACCAACATAAATTTAATCACAACGAAAACAACAAAGAAAATGAAAAAGACTGATTTATATCTTAAGCCAGGAACATACATAAAGTCTTCTACTACTACAGGAGAAGTACAAGGTATCTCATTAGAGAACTTTGTAGTAAGTGTCTTAAACAACCCTACATGTTGCCCTAAGCCTCCTGGTTCACCAGATGGTATGCTTATGACAGCTCTTCCTTTAAATCTTACTTTACAAACGGTAACAGACTTCGTAGGTAACAATAGTGCTATTCAACTATCTACACTTAGGTTAGGTATTAGGTCAGACTCTTCTGTAACTACACAAGTTTCCTCTGTAATCCAAGCAACTACTACCAACGCTAATTTAGTAATTGCTCCAAATGGTACAGGTGCTTTGATTGCTGATATTCCTGATAGTACGCCAACCGGTGGAAATGCAAGGGGTGATAATGCGGTTGATTTACAAACATATAGGGCAGGAGCGCCTCAAGTTGCAAGTGGAGATATAAGTGTTATTGGTGGAGGTAGAGCAAATACGGCATCAAATAATTATAGCGTTGTAAGTGGGGGTTATTCTAATATTTCAAGTGGTCAATTTTCTTATGTTGGTGCTGGAACTTCAAACACAGCATCATCAAACTACTCCACAGTATCAGGCGGACAATCAAACACAGCATCTACAGGCCCACACGCTACAGTAGTGGGTGGGCAAAGTAATACTAGTAGTGGTGAGTTTAGTGTAAGTGGTGGTACGGGTAATGTTTCGAGCAATAACGCTAGTGTTTCTTTAGGTGCTAATAACATTGCAAGTGGTTTAAGGAGTTTTGCACAAGGGCTTGGAAGTCAAGCAACAATGAACTATTCTATTGCTATGGGTGATAACGTAAGATCAACAGCGGCTGGCGCAGTTGCTTTAGGGGGTCAATCAAACACTGCAAATGGATTTAGGTCGGTAGTTATGGGGTTTAAGAATGTAACGAACGCAGAATATTCTTTAGCACAAGGTACATGTTTAAAAACGTATTTAAAAGGGCAGACTGCTTACGGTGCTAGTGATTTAGTTAATATTGGAGAGGGATTTGCACAACATAGTCAAATACTTGCAACAAAAAATGATACACTTACAACAGGAGGAACTACTACACTTTCTTTAGATGGAACGGGCGTGACTAACTTAATTATTCCTGATGGAAATAATCGTATGTGGAATGTACAGGTACGATGG